CCATGGCCGCGGCCTTTCAGACGGAAAAGCTTTTGTTTGTTTTCCGCTTGGAACGAAGTGTCAACGCCAAGATCTTGTCCGATAAACCAGCCAGCGACGGCTTCGCGTGAAGCTTGACCTTTCATATTTGCAGGGGAGGCGCCGCTACCAGACATTATTCCTAAAATAATACCAACGCTAGCGGAGTTATGGAGACCGTTGTTGCGAACATCTTGTTCAAAAGTTTCGCCGAGCCAATAATCAGTTAATGAAGCAGATGGATAATAATCTTGGCCACCTTTAAGCTGCGGATTAGTGTTGAACTGATTCCGAATAAAGTTTTGCGAATCATTATTAAAGTCGAAATTAATCACTTCTGTTCCTTGCTGCGCTCCCGCAATTTTTATCGTGTATCCTCCACCAGAAGTAGAATTAATATACGCACCAGCAGACGAAGTTATTGTGTTCGTCCCATAAGCGGTCCCGCTTAATTGAATTATTCCGTTTTGTAAATACCATATGGCAGCACAACTGCCTGTGCCCATACAATCGCCGGTACCTACGCTCGAAGAAGTAAAAAGGAAAAGCCCATACGCGCCACCATTAGACGAATCTACAGTGCCCGTAGGCTGGTTGTCGGTCTTCCAACCGGCCCGGGCGGCATTCGTACCATCATTGGTCGTAATCTGTTGACCAAGAACCCTGACATATGTAAGAGGGGCAACGCCGGAGGCCAGGAACGCCTTGGCGGCATAAGTTCCATACATGGGAGATTGGTAATTACCATCTCGATATATATCACCACCACCATGGCCGGGGACGGTATCTCCATACATATTAACAAAGTCGCTATAAGATTCTATTTTGGTGGGTTGCATCGCCAAGCCCTTGCTGGCGCGCCCGATTACGATTGGGCCAATTGCATCTGGTGTTTTTGGAATAAATGAGTTGTCAATCTCATTAATAAAAATACCTGGGGATACAAATTTAAAATTCTTTACTGACATCTTGTGGGTTTCCTTAAAATCAAAACACTATTTGGAGTAGATTAATTGATGGTCAATCAACAGTAATTAGTTGAAGCATCTTCAAAAGTCTTGAAGTAAACAAATAATTTTGGCTTCAGTTCAGGAACTAATCGTCGAATAGCGATGGATCCCCAGGAAGTGGAACCGTCTCTCTTGGAAATGTAATTTCTACAATATTTTCTTCTATTTTGACAAGTTCTCTGTTGTCGTTGTTTCCTTCCCCGATCAAATATCCCAATACCTTGATATTAATCTCTGTAGAAAATATCCGCTGTTCTTCTTGTAAGTTGGCCACATTGTTACTGTGTGTGAACCCTTGATCAATAAAAGCTTCATACATGTGCCCATTTCTTCTCACAACAAACGCATTAATTTGTCCAGTTCTTGCAATAAAGGGCTCTAAAAGATCATTCATTTGCTGCTGATATTCGGCTTTAATTACGATCTTATAATCTACATTAACATATACCGGTATGGGAACCGATAGGGTCTGTATTACGATCTTTTTATTAGTTCTTGGGTAATATTTTTGATATGTTCCTTTTGCTGGAAGTTTTCTCATGGCTGCAGCAACAGCAAAATTTCTAGTCTTATCTTGTACTATTCTTTTTGCAATGACCATGCGGCCAGTTCTACCATCTCCATCTTCTGAAAATATTTGGGCCTGGTATGCACCCTTTCGAGCGGGATCTTTGGTGATGCCGGTTCTTTCGATGCTGATCAGTGGTAGCTTAAGGGCGCCGGCGGCATCTCGCAATTCTTTTTTATTTTTGATTTGATAGGCTCGTTCCGGGGCCTGCCACAAGACCGGCACTATAGCTCTGCCCTCGTTGGTGACGGCCGATAATTCTAGGTCCTTTTTAAGCCAAGAGGTGATAGCATAGTCAATGTCTTCCATTGTGGAGGCCAACATCCCAATCTCTTGCAGGGTTGCCGAACCAGTTCTAGGAATATCAGGAAGAAGCGCAAAGTCAAAATTATTAGGTAGCATCGAACAACCCCTTTCTTGCACGCTTGCAAGTTGCTACAAGCTCAAATTCGTGGCCGGCCTGACCAAACAGTAGTTTTGGTTCAGATGTTTTAACTATCTCATAGTAGTGTTCACCGTATAAAACAAAATCGCCCTCACGAACAAATAAATCTTGATCTTCCGTTAATCTTCTTCTATGAAAATGAACTACAATTTCCCACTCTCTGTCAATCCCGGCACTTTCCATATAGGTTGTGATGTCGGTTTTCCATTCGACTAAGGCATAAACTCTAATTGGTGATAAATATGTTTTTTCGACCGCTTCGCCATAAAGATCATGAAAGTTGGTGCGCTCCAGATCAATTGGATAATATAAGATCTGTTGGCCAATGACTTTCTCTATAAGCTCATCATTGACCTGTTTAACAAGGTCGCGCTCTTTCTTACCAAGAAAAAGTGGGGGTGGGGGAGTAGCTGGTCTTTTCCATTCGTTTGCCATTCATATTACCCTACAAATATTGGCAACGGCGAATTCTTAAATGTCGTTGCTGCCGCCTCTGCCTTCTCGCTATCTCTCTTAATTAATTCAGAGTACTCCATTTCCTTCAACATTTCTGTTAATTTATCTCTAAGTGTCGCTTGTTCATCTTTTGCCTGTGCCAACAACTCTGAGTGGTTTAATGTTACATTTTCGCCTGGAATGGGAATAGTAGTGAACTTACCTCTAATTTGACCAAGCATTTCCTTGCACAGAGCCATGGCATATTTTCGAATCCATTGTTTACCAATCGAATTAATGTTTGCATAAGGAATATTGTCATAAGGCAGCGTATTCATGTTGTTTACACCGGCAGTACCGTCTTCATATCCGCTTTTTTCAGAAGTAGAGTCTTCCTTAATGTAAAACTTAAACCATATCCTTTCTGATGTTGAAAATCCCCAATAACTGGGATTTGGGAAAAGTCTTATGACATTATTTTTCAATTCATATGCATAATGTGATGTTCTTGTATAAATTGAATCTTCATACATAATCGCCTGCATTTTGTTTTGCCAAGTCGGAATAATTTCAAACGTAGAGTCGTCTGCGAACTGACCATAGGTCGAGTAGTTGCCTACCACACCAACGCCCCCATAATAGCCATAGAAACGCCACATTGCACGCGGAGAACGATAAAAAACTTGAGTAACATAAATTCTTTTGCTATCTACTTCTCCGCTGAATGGTACAGCTATACCGGCCTGATCAACACCAGAATTTGATGCACTTTCAACAATATCTTGAAGATCGTAATCCTGCTGACCTTTTACAACTTTGAATGATCCAGAATATATCTCTGTTGTGCCGCCAAAACCAGCAAGAGTGGATAAACCATCTCCGACTTTGCGCGCATATGAAATTTGAAATTTTGGAAATTTAAGATTTGCATTAGATGGTCCTGTTTTTAGTCCGCCTATATGATCAAACGTACCGGTTGTATCGCCCAGCGCATCTGATAGAGCATTTTTGCTTTGATGCAAATTTAAAATGTATGAATATTCTAGAACGGCTTCTTCGTACGCGGCATATACGTTTGCCGGCGTAAGTTCGATGTCAATAACATCGCCGCCTAGTTTCTTGTATACATACCCAACCTGAAGAGCAGCGCCACTTAAAAAATCGGCAGAACCTGTATAGGCGCCAAACGGAACTGCGGCCGTGACATCGGAAACAGTTCCAGTGGACGGCAATATAATTGCACTGGTTTTAGATTTGGGACTAAGGTTGGTGGGCACGCACAATTCCTCCTACTAAGTAAATAGTTAATTAAACCCAAAGCTCGGGCATATGTAAAGCTTCACTTTAATTAATAAAGAAATTTATTACTTTTTCTTAGTAGTCGTTGTTTTTCGAGTGTTTCTTCTCTTCTTGACTTTTCTGGGGGCGCTCACCACCGGCTCAGGCTCGACGACTGCCACTTCGGACGCTATCTCTTCCTTAACCTTTGTCACCACCTCTTCAATGGTGGGTTCGGAAACGGTGCTCGGGGTTACACTGGCAACCACGACATCGGGTGTGCTTTTCTTGGCGGTACGTGCCTTCATTTTCCAAGCTAACCTTCTACGAGGGTTCATAATAAGTTCTCCTTTCCAATAAGTAGTTTTAAAACATCAAAAACGAAAATCTCAAAAATTGTGGGCAAAAAAATTGACAGATCGACGTTTTTGGGTTTTGGTCTCAAAAAGAAAAACCCCCTCCGAAGAGGGGGATAAATATAAAGATGTATTTTTAGTTATTTATTATGCTACGTAACCCCAAAATTCAATTAAAAACCTGCCGCCAGTATAGACTGCATCAGTTGTACCACCTCCACCGACTAAATACAAGTAGTCGTCAGCAGGGGGCATCGTTGTGAGGGAGCGCACTGTCGTTGCGCCGCCATTCATAGTCCAGTCTGCGCCGACGCTCAGTAACTCTGTTTCGGTTAGATCAGTAATAGCTGTATCCTCCGTACCAGTCGCTTCATTGGCCGAGTATAAATCAATATCGGGCTCTCCACCGGCGATGGTTTCCAAGTTGGTCATCCTGCCGCCAAGAAGCGTGCCGTTCACGGCGGCTGTAATCTGTCCAAGGTGACAATTAGCAGTTGCTGATACTCCAATAATATCACCAACAACATTAGAACTAAGACCGGTGAGGTCTATAAGTACACTTGTGTAAATAATATTACCGACTTTGAGTACTGAATGCTTTATAAGCGTGCCAGTACCAGTTGTGACACCGGTGCCGGCTGTCATCAGTGCCGTTGTGTTAAGTCCTCCAGCTGCTCCAGCGCCCGGAAAAGTCGTCAACTCTCTCTTTAAATTCTCAATTAATGCTTGGGTTCTCGCCAAGCCTACTCTTTTAGTTCCCATTTTTATAACCCTCCATTTGTAATCATGTCATT